ATCCCACCCTGAAGGGGCAGTGGTACCTTCCAAGTTGCCGTAGACGGTCACAACCCCGGCGACATCTTTCTGAACCAGCAGGCGAACATCGCGCCAAGCTTTACCCTCAATCGTTCCAAGACGCATACGTCCAGTTTCAAGCCAGCCAGTAGCAACATATGTGGCCTGCTGTTTGAAGACGCCCGAACCGTTTACAGAAAAATATAGTGAACCGCCAGCAAGAGTCACTTGCGTTGCCGCACCGCTCACACCTGACGGTGCAACAAGGTCTGCGGCGTGCGCGAAATCTAGCGCATTATTGGACAGGTTCTGGCCTAAATCTATCCGATACAAACCTGCGCGTGCGGTGCGATCCCCAGCATTACCGTAAGCACCCACGGTCGCATACACGAACGAACCGGAAGCAACAATGTCGGATACACCCCCGGCACTTTGTACAACCAGTGGTCCGAGTGTTAGAGAACCATCTGAAGACATTGTTGAAAAGCGGACACCTTTAGATGTGCCAACAATAAGGTAAGTACCAACGTAAGAATATAAGGTTTGCGCTATCTCACCACGAGGCATGTCAGAAACGACAGTCGGTTTAGAGAGGGTCACAGCGGAGGCAGATGAAGTTATAGTGATCTTCTCAACCACACTCGAATCGCCAACGTAGCCAGACAAGTAGATTGCGGTTGGACCTTCACTGATATCAGTCCAAGTCCAACTTGTGGGCCTTGAAGTACCAGCATCTAAAGGCGTAGGTAAGCCAGGTCCAGCACCAGTAAGTTCATACACACCGCGACCTACAGTCGCCATCAACCGCGATTTAACCCAGCGAATAACGGGCGTTGATCCGGTGTTCCAAATCAGAGTACCGGCACCAGAAGGTAAAGCACCCCGATAAATTCCGGTCGTGTCAGCGGCATAATAGTTACCACCATCGGTGGTTAACGAAGTGATCGCACCCGCACCACCCCAAGTGACAGTAGTAACAACCCCAGCGTTAGTGATGTACTTCAACACTGTGCCATCGGCGTGCAACACGCCCGTGTCAACACCGATCAGTTGCTGATTGGAGCCTACCGAAGCGAGCACACTCGCGGTGTCGTTAAGTAGTGTTACTTGACCCGCTGTCCAAGGGTCAACACCGCCACCTTCTTTGTAACGAAACTGCGACTCAGAATCTGCAACCTCCAACGGTTCAGCGGTAGTCAACCCTGAACCGTAATGCCAAGAGCTGTGCGAACGTAGCCAGTAACCTGAGTCAAGTGACTGCTCACCTGGATTAGTGGAAGTGTCTACACGTTGGCGGCGAAACTCTGAAGTTTCGCGTTTAAAAGGATACGTGTCACTGATGCCGTAAAGGAAATTTAGGTCACCGATTGAGCAGTCCCACGCTAACGATTCGGGTGCATCAACCGCGCCGGTACTTGACACGGTTGTGCCGAAACTGAGTTCGGTAACAATCGGGTCTGATAGATCAAATTTTGGCACAGAGAACTCCCGCAATGTGTTGGGGTTTAAGGGTGAAACTATTTGGGGCAGAATGCCCGACGTGAAGCTGTGGTGTTCCCGCGAATCTTTTTAGGCAGCAACCTCAACCGCTACGGGTGATGTGAAGTTTTCCCCATCCCAAGAATCACCCAAACCCGCATACTTGCCGCGCCTAGACCCGGTGTACGAGGTATCGACCCAAGTGCCAGCGAGACCGATGCTGTTGCAATAGGCCGTGACCTTCGCGTCATCATCATCCATGTAAGGAATAACGATGACGTTGCGGACGATGCCGTCCTCAATCAGTGCCGCGTGCGCGTTATGGTATGTCATGTTTCTCCTTATATCGCGTAACTAATAATTACTACACCACTGCCACCAGCACTACCAGTGGTGGCACCGCCGTCAGTGCCGCCGCCACCTGTTCCGCTATTGGCTGCGCCGGGAACGTTCGCGTCGCCATTAACGCGGTCAGACCCACCACCGACGGCCCGAGTGACCGTGGTGCCAGTTATCAAACTTGCTAGGCCAGCCCCGCCAGCGCCTGACACGTTTCCAGTAGCACCAACTGCTCCAGCGCCACCGCCGCCACCACCGTAAATAGCAGAACCTCCACCGCCACCGCCGTCGTTACCTTGGCCGCTCATGCCACTTCCACCAAGAACAGCCGACCCTGTGCCACCGCCACCGGACCCACCGGCAAGCCCAACGGCAGTATTGCCGGACGTTTGTCCACCGCCTCCGCCGCCGCCGACGCCGTAATAGAATGAGACGCGGGAACTATTCCCCGGTAAACCGCTTTTGGATAAAGTGCCAGCACCGCCAGCACCCACAGTGACAGTCAACGATCCGGTATTTAAATACGCGGTTGTTGCTGCGTCTAAGTAGCCACCAGCACCACCTCCGCCACCGTTATTAGCACCGCCAGCGCCGCCCCCCCCAACGACTAGGCAGTTTACAAAACCGGGCGAACTAACCGTCAACGTGCCACTCGAAGTAAACGAATGCACCCGATAACTACGCCCATTAACGCCATTCGATCCATCACCAACGAAAGTAGTTTCAGTACCACCACTCGCTGAGAATCCTGCCGCTGATCCTGCGGTTACTGTGCGTACGATGACGATACCGCTACCACCCGCTGGGCCATTTGCTGCTGAACTACCTGAACCACCGGCACCGCCGCCAAGATTCGCCGTCCCTGCGGTCGCTGCTACGTTATTACCACCAGCCCCGCCGCCGCCAGCACCACCAGCGCCAGCACCCGTGCTACTACTTCCACCGCCACCACCGCCACCGTAGGTTTGACTTGATCCTGTCTGTAAAGAGTTAGCAGTTCCAGCGCCGCCAGCGCCAGCAGCAGTTCCACTAGTTCCATTTGCACCTACCGCACCAGCCCCGCCGCCGCCACCACCCGCGCCAGCACTTCCAACGAAACCATTTCCGCCCGCAAAGCCACCTTGTACTGAAACGCCACCATTGTTGGATACGGCATTTGCGCCGCCAGCGCCAGCACCACCATTAGCAGCGTCACCACCAGTGAACCCAGTAGTACCAACGCCAGCAACCCCGTTATTAATTCCACCACCGCCACCGCCACCAGAAATAATATCTGCTACCTGTGACCGACCACCGGGGGAAGCGCATCTGTTAGCCGAGGCATAAATTGTCCCAGCGCCTCCAGCACCTACCTCCACCGAGTATGAGCCGCTTGCTAAAAAATATCCCGTAGAGGAAATAACTTTTCCGCCACCACCCGCGCCGCCCTGACCGCAGCCGCCGCCTCCTCCAGCGCCCACTACCAACACATCTACAAGCCCAGAATTAGATACAGTCAAAGTACCCGACGCAGTAAAAGTCTGCACCTGATAAGTCAAACCACCCGACGAATATGTCGTAACAGTCCCCCCACTGACAGCGGCGTAACGTCCAGCGACTGGGATTGTTGATCCTGCACCGTTCGCTGTCGACAGTTTAGATATAGCCATCAGGTCACCACTCTCACTATTACGATACCGGAACCGCCCGCGCCGCTGACACCGTTAGCGCCACCACCCCCCGCGCCACCACCCGTGTTCGCAGTGCCATTAGTGCCCACAGTTGTAGATGATCCACCGCCAGCGCCACCACCACCCGCGCCGCCAGCGCCACCAGTCGCGGAACCTGAAACTACTCCACCGCCACCACCACCGGCATATGTTACCGATGTGCCTGTAATGCTGTTTGCAGTTCCAGCGCCACCAGCGCCACCTGTAGTGCTTGTACCCGTTGAACCGGTTCCTGTAGCACCGCCGCCGCCACCAGCGCCTCTACCGCCGCTTGTAAATCCTGCGCCACCGTTAGAACCTTGGCCAGAAAATCCGGTACCACCCGGTGCGGCTGAAGTACCGCCACCACCCCCGCCGCCACCACTACCGCCCGACATACCGCGGGCTACATAGTAGCCGCCACTACCGCCCCCGATACCGGTTATGAGGCTGGCTATTTGAGAACTTGCGCCGCTATCGCCTGCAGTAGAAACGGTGCTTGCGCCTATAGCACCGCCAGCGCCCACAACAATGCTATTAGTCCCAGACGGCAAATAGACCGAACTGGCGGCCAACATTCCACCAGCGCCGCCACCGCCGCCCGCGTCGTAACTACCGCCGCCGCCGCCCCCAATGCATAGAATGGAGTCGACTAAACCGGCTTTTCCTGTAACTATTGTCCCGCTGCCGGTAAACTTGTAAATTGTGTATATCCCGCTAGTGGTTATTGTTGGTGACCCCGTAGTGGAGGTGACATCCGCTGACGTCAAAGTAGGCGTACCACCCTTGAGAGTGTTACCGGCAAGCGATGAAAGGGTCACGCGATCTCACTCCCAAACACACTAAACATCACCGTCGCTGCACTACTTGAAACCAACAGATACTTATTCGTAGCATCTAACGTAATGCCGAAAGTCAGGCCGATAGTGTCGTTCCCGGCGATCGCTGCCTGATACACAAATTCCTGACCACTAATAAACGACGTAGTAGTGCTGGTGGAGATACTGAAGGTGCCAGCGGTCGCGGAAGTGTTACAAACAGTGATAGTTGAAAGCACCGTTGCAGTGGACGCCGGGACCGTGTACAAGGTGCTTGCTGTAGCGATAGTGCCGTTGCCTGCTGCTGCGCCTAGACGCTTATAGACTGTTGCCATTACTTACGCTCCCATTAGTAGAAATATGTCCTGGTAACCAGCACCACCGCCGGAAGACGCAGCCCACTTGATACCAGTTGATTGAGTCGAATCAGCAGTCAAAACGAACGTGTCAGTACCAACCGCTAATCGGCTCACCACGCCACTACCAGTAGCGGCAATAAGGTCACCTTTAGCCGTCACAAGGGCCGGTGAAATTACGGAAGTAGTAGCAGCCAAAACCCAAGCTGAACCCGACCACACATACATTCCGACAGTGCCAACAGTCAAGTAGTACAAAGCTCCAGTAACTAAACTGTTGCCGTCATTGTCGAGGGTTGGGGCGACGGCGAATGATCCCAAAAATCTGTCATCAAACGCATCAAAAGCGGCAGCCGCAGAAGCGGCACTAGAGGCCGCTGACGTGGCGCTAGTGGACGCATTTGAGGCTTGAGTAGTCGCAGTAGCCGCACTTGCTGACGCGGCAGAAGCCTGCGTAGAGGCAGTAGAAGCACTCCCCGAAGCCGCAGTAGCAGAAGCGGCAGCGGCAGTAACTGAAGCGGCAGCGGCAGTCGCACTAGCACCCGCAGAGGTCGCCTGAGTACTCGAAGTTGAAGCACTCCCCGAAGCCGCAGAAGCCTGCGTAGTAGCGGTGGCTGCACTAGCAGCCGCAGCAGTAGCCTGCGTTGAAGCGGTGGAAGCTGAAGCGGAAGCCCCCGACGCGCTCGTAGCCGCATTCGTAGCCTGAGTTGTAGCCGCCGCCAACTGGCTAGACATGCCAGTGTCAGCATAGTTCTTAGTGGCAGCATCCTGAGCCGAAGTGGGATCAGCCAACCCAGTGATCTTAAACGACCCAGCAGCCAAAGCCGAACCGAGAGTACCTGAAGTTAAAGTAGAGCCACTAAACGTTCCACCACTGACCGTCCCAGTGACAGTCGCAGCGTTAATGACAGGTGCAGTTAAAGTCTTATTCGTTAAAGTTTGAGCATCAATACGCCCAACAACCGCCGAACCCGCACCAAGACCGTGAACATTCTCAGTAGCATCCTCGTGACTACGCGAATCTGAGAAATCCCTAGCAGACACACCGTGGCGCACCGAAGCGCCAGCAGTATGCGCCACCCCGGCACTACCATCAACAGCGCGAACAATCGTTAAAGTAGTACCAGACCTGGCACTAACCGTAACCAGTTCCTCATTAACAGTGTCCTCATCAACGATCATCGTGTACGGGTAAAGGGAAGGGAAACCTGTGGCAGCAGCAACAACCATGCTAGTTGCTGACGAGTTAATGTCAGCAGTCAACGTAGTACGTTTTGCTACTGAACTGTAGTAACGCGAAACGGTCATTCTTCTCCCTTAAAGGGTGTAGTGGCTTCTGATCGGGTAAGCGTTTCTAAGCCGGTTAGCTTCTTGCGCTAAACGCAACTGGTACATTTGCAACAGATACCTTCCAAGGGAAGCGCCCGAACCGACGGGGCGCATGTTTGCGGAAAAATCTGCCTCAGCGGAATAGCCGGCAAGGTGTGGTGCGTCAAAGAATGGGATCATTCGATACGCAGCACCCATCCGCACCAACTCAGCACATGAATCTGACAGTCCAGTGGTGGCAGCGAAATCATCGGTCCCATTGACCATTGCGGTGGGCTGCTTCGTGTAAACAACCTTCACGCTTCGACCTGGCATAATTGCGTCATAAACTGAAACAGTCGCACCGGTCGCAAAGGCTGAAGTTGCTGCGCTACCGTCAACTCGCCAACGGCGAACCGGCGTCCACTCTAACGATGGACCTATTGTTTGGGTTGAAACCTGCAGCACATCCTGCGCCCCGGCTGGAAGGGCATACGTGGACACTGACCCGTTGAACGTGAAAGTTGTGGAGCCTACCGCAAACACGTCAGGGAACACCGCGCTGACAGCCTCGTTGATTGCTGCCTTCACGAGTGAACGTGGAAACATTGGTGAAGTAACAACACGCACACCTGAAGCGTGCGCCGCAGCGGTCGTAGACCGATACCCGCGACCGTAAGGTGGAACCAGCAGGTTCAACGACACGCTGTCAACTGAGTCAACCCAGAGAAGTTCATCCTCAATTTCAATCAGACCACGCGAAACAGCAGTCGTGTCAGCGACAGTTAAAGTTGTTGCAGAACTTGTCAACGACTGGGTGAGGTAGGTTGCCTGATCTTGGACTGTCGTAAACCCTTGAAGATACATGAGGGTCGCGTCAGTGACGGTATTGAGAGTGGGCATATTAGCCTTCCGCGTTCACGAAACGAGCAGCGTTCTTACTAACAATCATGTTCGCTGGGGGATCACGGTCACAGTCATAAGGGCGACCTAAACCACGTGACGCATTCTCGGCGGCACGGACCTTCTCCAAGCTCGTACCGGACGGGCGAATGCCATTCAAGCGTGCAGTGCGGTAAGCGGAAAGGTCCTTCTTCGTACCCTCAAACGCTGCCTGCATGGGACTGTTGATGATCGGGTTCACGACCACGTTAGATGCGATAAGGCAATCGGCGTAAGTTAGGTGGTCTTTAGTTTTGCAACCTGTACGGCAGTTCATGTGGTGACCACGTATTCGCTAAAACCGGCAGCAACAACAGCGGCATACTCGGTGCTGGAAAGTTCATTAAGGTGACCGCCGGGGAAGTAGTGGTCAGATGCGGCAATCTGAGTTTGTGAAGGCCATTCAGTGACAGTTCCCGTGGTCCCAGATATTAGGAGTGCCTGTCCTGCGTCAACGTGATAGCGGCGCAACAGACGGTTGTTTGAAAACATCCGTGGAACACTCGGCATTGTCAACGTGTACGTCACTTATGCTCCTTAAAATGGGGGGATTGAGTTGGGGCCGCCACCCCTGAAGGTGACGGCCCCGAAGCATTGCTACTTACGCAGCGATACTTGAACCCGACTCGACACGGTACAAGGATGCTTCACGCATGCGTGCCCAGCCTTGCAGGGAGTACCAGCCGATAGGACGACTACGCATAAGCGAATCGACGACCGGACCGATAACGATTCCTGGCTCAACGGCAGTCGCCTCAGCGATAGCCTGCTTACCACAGATGATCGTGCGGTAAACGCGAGCAGACGAAGCGCCGTCAGTGGCGTTGTACGCACGTGGGGTTTCCACGAAGTACGCGCCACCAAGAACACCGACGACACCTTTAAGAACACCAGATGGATCAGTGAACTTGTTGATGTCTTCAAACGCTAGCGCGCCGGTCTCAGAGCGCAGATCATGCGCTGCTTCAGGATGGACATATGCTGCGTACAGCATTCCTTCCCGTGGCACTGCGTTTCCTGCACGCAGTTTAGCAACAGACTTGCGGATTGAAGCACCCGTTAGAGTGTCACCCGCCACGGTCGTTACGGTGCTGGCGTGTGCCGCGTTTGCGTAAATAACGTTCGTTCCAGCACGAGCCGTAGCGACCACAAGCTTGTCGATGCTGTCAGCCATGTTGTAAGCGACAATGTTTGCGATTGCTGGATCAACATCAGCAAAAGCAAAATTTGACAGTTTCTTAGACGAAATCACGACGTTGCCATATTCTGCAAGAGTCACGGTCACGGTAGAAACATCGGATACTGCGACAGCAGTTGGGTCAGTGTTCTCAGTCAATGCTGTAGTCGCGGACGACAAGTCATTGTACAAAGAAAACA